CTTCTTGGCCTCTTCGTCTGCCTTCTTCTTGGCCTCTTCGTCTGCCTTCTTCTTGGCCTCTTCGTCTGCCTTCTTTTTTGCCTCTTCATCAGCCTTCTTTTTGGCCTCGGCAGCAGCCTTCTTTTTTGCCTCTTCCTCAGCCAACTTTTTGTTAATAATATCCTCCATAGTTTGGTTTGAATTGCTAGGTGCTGGCGGGGGCACAATAGGCGTATTTTGAGTAGCTGTTTCTACTTCAACCTGTGCCTTCTTGGTTTTCTTGGCGGCGTCTTCTAATTTTTTATTGATGTAGTCTTCCATATATATAAAGTGGCTACAATAAAAAAAATTATATTCCTAAATTATCATATGAGCCAAGTTAATTGTATTTGTTAATAATAACACCGGGTATTAACTGAGTTTTATAGTTTTCTAATTTTTTGAAGCATTTGTTAATTGTTACTTCACTCACACCAGACATTGTTCGGATATCTTGCTTATTGATATTTAAATTACAATTGTAAGATACAAAATAGATAATACCTGCGGTAATTGCATGAGGGATATTATCCGTGATTAATTCTTGGTCTTGCACTTTTCTCGCGACAAATTTACAAACGGAAGTCAGCTCTACGCTAATGTTCAATTTACTGCAATACCGTTCTATAAATGAAATAGGCAATGTAATTCCTAGCTTCGTTTGTTCTGACGGCAAAACATTACGTTCAATATTATTCAATATATTCACTGCCATGGAACAACCATTTGTAGCACTCGTCTTATCTAATTTAAATATATCTGCTATTTCATGTGCGTTACGAGGACAACCATTTAGACGACAAGAAATGTAAATAGACGCAGCTTTAATGCCATCACGATTTAATCCACGGAACATTTTTTGTTCTGATATGTCTTTGTGGATGGAAATCGCATCGTCAATAAATATCTTTGGGATGCCAGCATTTTGGGCCATTGTCGTAATAAACTGGAATTCATCATATAATGATTTCTCCTTATGAGGCATCGATTGCCACTCGGTCCATTTTCGTATTCTACGCATTTCATATGAAGACTTACTATTACACAATACCTTACATCCAAACGACGATTCAACTAACAGCGGATTTATTGGATTTCCACAACGCGAAGGGTCCTTTGTGTTTTTATCTTCTGCGCCGTAAAATCTCCATTCGGGCGAGTAATCCAAGACCTTTGTATTTGCGATACCACATTGTTTGTTTGAACAGATCGGCAAACGGTCTTCCATAATAAACAGAGGAGACTGACAACTATAACATACATCCAAGTTTTGTTTTTGAATGTCACTGGACTCCTCTGGACCGTCGGCTTCCTTTATACTTTTCATATCATTATCAAATATGTTCCATAAAGAGTCCTTGTCTAATTTATTTATTTGACTTTTTTTCTTCTTTGTTTTAGATAGTTTTGATACAGATTTTCGCTGGCTGAGTGTTTCATTTTTACCAAGGTCTTTTGACGCTAATTCTATTGTTTGCGCATCATTTTTAGTAGGATTGGCCGAAATCATTGTAGTAATACCAGATTGTAAATCGTCCATCTGAACGCATTGTTGGGATATGATAGACATCCTGAGTGTAATTTATTTTTTTATGTTGGCTGTATTTCAATTTTGTATTTTTTTTATTTTGTCAATATATAATAATACGATGGATAAATTAAAGGGTTTAGCGGCGACAGCTGCGGCTGCGAAAACTCTTCCAGAAGCTTCACCTACATCAAACGCTGATATTGCTGCGAATAAAAGAATTGCTGAAAATAGGGGACGTAAAGTAGGACAACAGCTCTTAAAAGAGTATTGTATTGAATTGAATAAGCAAATGGAAAAGAATATTCCTGCGATTATTGATAAAATGGAAATAACCGCACAATCAGAGAATTTTAAGGCGATTGCGAATGAGTTTTTTGATACAAAGTTGAACGATACTTATAAGACAGCGTTAGAACAACAAATAAAAACCAATATTAAACAAGAGTTGCGACCAATATTGTATGACCATTTCAAGGCTGACCTGAAGGAAGATGAAAATATGCAAATGAGTGGGGGGACTTTACAAGATATGGCGGGTAAAATGGCTGCCGCAGCGGGTGCAGGTGATTTAAAAGGTATGGATTTACAAGATATGGCAAGTAAAATGGCTCCAGCAGCTGGAGCAGGTGAACGTGGTGACAATAATACACAGGAATCAGCCAGTGCTTCGTCTTTAAATGGTGCCGATTCCGCAATGGCGAATCAAATAGTAAGCACAATTAACAAGAACATTATGAACGATGAGACATTAATAGAAGAACTAAAAAAAGGTATTATAAGTAACATTACCAGCGGCTCCTTTAAAACTGGTTTACAAAACAAGGTATTTGAAATATTGGTTCCAGAGATAAATATAATAATGAAAGAGAAAATCACAGAAATATTGAACAACAATGACTTTAAATCCGCAGCGATGGAGGTGGTAAAAGGACAACAAGAACTCTACAACAAACGAAATCCAACAAACGGAGGAAAGAAACATAGTATCAAAAAAACGAAGAAAACCAACAATAAGCGGACGCGGAGACATTGACGCTATCCGCTTAACAAATAGCGATTAATAAAATCCGTTCTTTCTTCTGGAGATAGCATCCCGAATATGTTTTTTATGCGGCTACATACTATCCGCTCATCGTTGCCGCTATAAATCAATTTATAATATATATCCGCCACGTCTTTATCCGATAACTCTTTGGTTGAATAAAACCGCCGTATAATATGAAAAAACGCAGGCATAGATTGTCTATCGGACTGATGCGGATTGTTTAAATAATACATTAAATCGGTATACAGAATACTTGGGCGGTGATAATAATTATACATGTATTGAAGCAATGACATATCTGTCTGAAAGGAACGTATATCTCGCGAAAGCTCTTTTGAAATACAGTTGTATGCGAATGGATAGATATGTTGCGTGACTACGTCTGTATTCGTTTTGTTTATAAGAAATTCATGCAATTCTTGTTCCATATAACATATATATTCCACTATGTATATGTTATTTTTTACGATTAATTAATAGGATACCTTCTTCTCTATTTTTGCCAGTATTTCTGGGTTATATACTAATCTACCGGTAGGTTTGTATTCAGAAATGTCATTATATTCTTTTTTAGGTTTCTCCTGGGGGCCTTGTTGGTGATTAAACATGCCCGCGTTGATATCATCCTCGTCCACTAACTCCTCTTGTTCGCCCCTCTTTTTGACTACATTTCCCTTCTCGTCTAATGTTACACCAGTTTTCTTCTTGATTTCATTTCTTACATAGGATGGAATCCAATGTTTCCATGAGATAAACAATGTATTAGGATGAATATACTTTACATGGAACCCGTTACCTTCTAACTTTGCTACTAAATAACCAGTACAATCTTTGTTGTCATAACATTGTTCGCCGAATATAAACTCGGGAACGCTGTAAAAGATATGATTGTCCGACTTTGCTCGTGATATACGCTTAATTCTTATGTGAATGCGGTTCAATACTTTATTATATATACTTAATTGCTTTAAATCGCGCTGTTGTTTTTTTTCAAATAATTCATCTATGTCTAGTTGTTGTTCTGCTTCGTCGTCGTCTTGAAATAAGAAATGAGACATAGTTATATTATAATTAAGAAAGAAAAAACATAAGAATTTTAAACTATTTGAATATATATGGACCACTCAGGTAATATACTAGATGTCTCTACAAATATTATAAAAGAACCAATCACTGACGAACCCTCAATCAAACCGCTAATTAAACATCTGGTATGTTCCGGCGGCGGCATCAATGGGTTTCTATTTTATTCCGTATTCAAAGAATCTTATGTCCAACAATTATGGGATTTTAAGAATATACAAACCTATTACGGAACCTCGGTGGGCACTCTTGTTGGCGCTCTTATTTTACTAGCTAACTCATGGGAAGAAATTGACAATTATTTAATTCACCGTCCATGGGAGAACGTCTTCAAATTTGATTTGCCTATTTTGTTTGAATCAGTGGACCGTAGAGGGGTATATAACATACAACATATTACATCCATTATATCCCCTTTTATTTTGGCAAGAGATAAAACGACCGATATAACGATGCGAGAATTTTATGAATTAACAAATGTAGACTTCCATTGTATTGTTACAGAAATAAATAGTCATACTCAAATAGACGTGTCACACAAAACACATCCTGACTGGAAGCTGGTGGAAGCAATTTACGCGTCTTGTGCGTTGCCTATCGCGTTTGCGCCTCTTTTGAAAGATGGACTATGTTATGCGGATGGTTCGATTATAAAGAATTGTTCTATTGCCGAAAACTTGCACAATGGCGCAGACCCAGATGAAACCCTCGCTATATATTGTGTTCAACAACCCGAACCGGTTGAACCAATAGATGAAGAGTCAACGATGTTTGATTACATCGGATGTATTATGAAAAACATTATTTACCGAAGGACATCTCATGTATATCCCGATGTTAAATATACATTCAAGGTGCCGAGCATGTCTACCACATTTACAAGTATATATGAACTATCGAATGATAAAGAGAAGCGCATTGAATTGCTAGAAAGCGGAAAGCAGTATGTAAAAATTGATTAACATAGGTGTGTTCTATATAATCGCATTAAATACACATTATGTCTATCGCCTCACGCATCACCTTTTCTCATATCAGAGACACCATTCGCTCTCTTGGTCACTCCAGCCGACCATTGTTAGGACGATGGTCTCTTAGTGAAAATAGAGATATTGCGAAGGTAGTTAAATATGCGAATGAAGACCATTGTGGTCCATGTGGAGAGATGATTTCTATACACGCCAAAGATAAATCGTCATATGACCAAGAAAAACTATTAGCAATCGAATATTCACTTATTTCTATGAATACGCCGGATAAATAGCCTTTCGCTGACACATATTCATTTGACATACTCCAATAATATAATAAAAATATATAAGCATTTTTTATTATAGTCTATTATGATTAACATGTCGGTCAGTCATATATGCAGTCAACATAAGACCCATTCCAATAACGCAGTATCTCCTTGTCGCGGAACATGTCGTAGGTGTAAGAAAAAACGCGTTCATGGATATGAAAATCCCGACCACGTTTCCAATCCGTTTGGTTATTTGTATTTAATTCCGTCAGTTTGTTTGGAGTGTGCCGAAAATACAAAGACGTGTATGTGGTGTCCAGTGATTGATAGTCGTTCATAATTAATTTGTCATCGTATTCACGAAATGTTCTAGATACTCACTCTTGATAGGAGAATCATATTCAATCGTTTTATTGTCCTTTACCATTTTCACAGTAGGGTAGGATTCAATATCATACGTGTTGATATAGTGGGCAACGTCACTCGTTTCTTTGGTGCAGTCAACATCCACGCACTTTACTCTGTATCCATTCGTATCTTTGTTGTCATATAGTTTCTTGAACGTGTTCCACTCAGGAAGAGCATTCTTACAATGAGGGCACCAGTCCACGTGAAACATATAAACAAACATATCTTTTCTTCTACGGTTTGCGTTCGCAACGTCGGATTCAGCATTCATCTTATTTTTATAGTAACGACGATAAGCGAGCATACCAAACATTGAGAATATGATCAAACTAACCAAGACAATAATATAATTGTAATATGGACGGACCAGTTTATGGACGACTTCGGTAAACTTAGCCATGGGTATATATAGTAGTGTAGATTTTTCATAAAACCAGAAAACGAATATGAACTCCTAAATTTTAGTAAGAATTATAATGTATGATTATTGTAAAGTAGCATATGGCATCAAAAAACAAAACTCGTAAGATAAAAAGAGTGTTTAAAAAGAACGAATACACTAGTAACGACGGTATATTAACCAGTGTCTGGGGACCGAGTATGTGGCATTCTTTGCATTCAGTCAGTTTTAATTATCCGAATAATCCTACTCCACAGAACAAAAAAGAGTATCGCGATTTCATTTTGAATTTACAAAACGTGTTGCCATGTGGAAAGTGTAGAGAAAACTTAAAAAAGAATTTCAAGACACTGCCTCTTACTCGCGATAAGATGGAAAATAGAGAAACATTCTCTAGATACGTATATGATTTACACGAAGTGATCAATACCATGTTAGGCAAAAAATCGGCATTGTCGTATACGGATATTCGCGAGCGATACGAACATTTTCGCGCTAGGTGTTTACCAGACAACGTTCCCATAAAAACGGAGAATGGTTGTGTTGACCCTCTATACGGAATTAAATCAAAATGTATCTTGAAAATTGTTCCTGACGAAGAAAAATGCGAGACACTAGAAGTAGACGAGAAATGTTTAAAATATAGAAAGTAAAATATTTAGCAGTTGTTTCGTTTTATTTACAAATTTATTAGTAATAACCCTTAGCGGAAATATATACTGAAAATATATACATAAATTCATTATATATGTCTTCATTAAAGAGTTCTAATACAAACGAATCTACATTAATCAATGAAGCAGAATTCGATAAAAAACAAGCGGAGATGTCTCAACTGAATCCGCTTTCTGCTCCCAACAGTGAAGATACCATTCCTTTCTGGGCGACAAACCCCAATATATTGTTTGAAAGTAAATATTTACTTGAATTTTTCCCCGTGAAAGAAATGACCTATAATCAAAAACTCAACGCAGTCACACGCACAGTCGTTATGTTAGCATTCTTTACTTTTTTAACCTCCGGTAATATGCGTGTCATTATTGTTAGTGTTATTACATTGCTTGCGATTTTCGTATTACATCATTATCACATGAAAGAAAACGGAACAAAAAATAAGTCAGCACTGTTAAAGGAATCCCTGAAAGAGGGGTTCTCTAATCCCGCTATGGATTATTTGGACGAGGAGGATATCCGCGTAACTGATGAGGTGTTTGATACTCCCACGTCTGAAAATCCTTTTAGTAATGTTCTCGTCACGGATTATGATTATAATCCTAATAAAAAACCTGCCCCTCCCGCATTTAACAAAAACGTCAATGAACAAATTTTAGAAGATGCAAAACAATTGGTGGTTAACTCCAATCCAGGACAGCCCGATATTGCGGATAAGTTATTTAAGGATTTAGGAGAACAATATGTTTTTGAACAATCTTTGCGCCCATTTCATTCTAATCCTAGCACAACTATCCCCAATGACCAACAAGCATTCACCGACTTTTGTTATGGAGGCATGGTTTCTTGCAAAGAAGGCAATCCTTTCGCTTGTGCAAAGAATTTAACACGTCATACTAATTATTAAGTTCATAAATAAAAATGAAAATTCCTTTATTTATGAAAATTCATTCTCTTGGTATAATATATTAATAGATGTCATCTGTGAATTCCTATTTGTTCCATAATACTAGTCGTATTGGTTCTGATATGACCGACCAAACACAAAAAAATGTTCATAATACACGCTTTGCTAACCATACTCTATCCAATTATTTTAGCAAGGACACTACCAACCAGCACGTTCACTTCGCCGTTCAACAGCCTACCATGAACTTCAGTGGCGTTTCTCATGGAATTGGGTTGACTGGTTCTATTGTAGACCACGAATCCAAGCTCATGATTAATGACGTGAATGTCACCCCTGCCGAGAAAGTTCAACTGTTTCCTCGCACCTTTGCTACGGTTCCTTATCTTGGACGCGGCAGCGTAGACCCCCAGATGGAATCTCAACTCATGCAAGGCGAGTTTGTTACCGACAAGAAGAGTGCTTCCACCATCATGGATAAGTCTTTCACCGAGTATTCTCTTCCTATTATCACAGACGATATGGAGAGCCACGTGAAAGATGCGACAGAGAATGTAGAGGAGGCCGCATTGGAAGGCTGGGTGCGTGGAGGCGCGAACACTCGCCAATACACGAATGATGACCTCAAGGTTCATCTGGCTCGCCCCAGTCACATGATGTAAACTCATACATCCCTACAAAATAAATAATATCAACGATTACTTATTTTGTAATTCTCCATTCGGGAATGCGCGACGACGAAGACAAGATAGGGGTCTGCTTTGTTTTGCTTTTGCTATGCTTCTGGTATAAGAGTTTACTTATTTGTTCAAACAATTTCAATATTGGGACATCATATTGATGGCTTTCAAGTATGTATAGAAACATATTTGTAAACACGCCATAAGACTCTTTTAATTGCTTGTTATACACCTCCCAGCTTGTTTGTGTATCTAAGCTACTACTCAATGCGTATATATGCGTATTCTTCATATTTACCTCTCTCACTTTCTCAATATCCAATTCATTCGGTTCTTGGTAAACAAATGTCCACGGTAAGTCGCCTATAGTTCCGCTGTGACAACTATCAAATAACAATAGTGTTTTACAAGTCGTATCTTGTAACCATGTGTGAATGTCGTCGTCGCTTATGTATCCATTCTCAATGTAATCTGATGGTAAAATAACACTGTCCTTTCCATATTTTTCATCTCCATTTGTATCCATCACCGAATTTCCGTGCCCACTGTAATATAGCAACAACTCATCCTCGGTTCTCAATTGTAGACTTTTTAAATTCTCTATCGTATCTAGTATACTTTGTTTGGTCACGCGGTCTTCGTATTCGTCTGTTAACAGATATACATCCT